ACAAGACCTGACCACGTTTTGTTGCGATTTACTCGGTCCATGAATGGCTACAGCAAAGGGGCCGTGATTGAGTACCCGCGCGGCCCCGCCAAAAGCCTGCTGGCCGCCGGCGCGGTGGAACTTGTGAGCGAGCCAGAGCAGCCGCTGCTTGAGGTGGCCATGACCGAGCGACGCGCCGTTGAGACGGCCGACGCGCCACGCCGTCGAGGAAGGAAGGCCCGGCAATGAGATACCGCAGCCTCACCCGTTACGAATTGCTGCAGGTAGGCGGCAACGAACCTGTGTTGCTGGCTGACGCCAAGCTGCACCTGCGCGTCGATTCAAGTGACGACGACACCTTGATTTCATCGTTAATCACCGCTGCGCGTCGATATGCCGAGGACTATTGCGATCGCACGTTCGTGGTGACGCTGTGGACGATGAAGATGGACTCGTTTTACGGGGCCATTGGCTCGCCTGTGCAGTTTGGCTTGCGAGCGGACGGCAACAACATCGAAGGCCGGCAAGGGACGGTCCCGAACCTGGACATTGAACTGCCACGACCGCTGGCGTCGCCTACCTACACAGACAACGAGGGCGAGTACATCACTTCCGGCGTGGTTATTCGTTACTACCCGGCACAAGGATCTGCGCTCACCACATTGTCGTCATCCAGCTACCGCGTTGATTACGACTCCATGCCTGCGGTGTGCCGCCCGCTTTACGGGCAGACGTGGCCCACGCATCTGGTAGATCAGAACAGCGTAACGATTACCTGGGCGGCTGGACCGACCTTGTATTGGGAAGATAAAGGAAACGGCCCAAAGTACGGCAACCACAACAAAGAGGTTTTGCAGGCCGCCATCAAGCTGCTGGTTGGCCATCTGTGGAGCAACCGCGATGCGTCCACGGAAACGGCGTTGGCCGAAATTCCGTTTGGTGCCAAGGCTTTGCTCGACACGTTGCGTTGGGGGAGCTACCGTTAATGCCCCTGCACGCTGGCGACATGTGGACGCGGATCACTATTGAAACTCCGACCAAATCGCAGAATCAAGTGGGCGAGACGGTGCTGAGTTGGTCAACGTTTGCCGAGGTATGGGCCGAGGTGGACTCGCTGTCCGCACGAGAAACAGAACGGTTTGCCGAGACGGTGGGATTTATGACGCACCGCGTGAAGATCCGCTACCTGGACGGGCTCACAAGCGCCATGCGAATCGTCTACCGCACGCGCACGCTCGAGATAGGCCAGATCATTGAGCGAGACAGACTCTGGCACCAGGAAATCATCTGCACGGAAAAGAGGGCTGACGGATGAGCCTGCCCGAAGCGCCAGAAGCGTTTTTGTTTCAAAGGCTGACTAGCCAATCGGCGGTGTCTTCGCTCATTGGCCAACGGGTGTTTCCGCTGATTGCCCCAACTGGAACGCCGCTGCCGCTGGTGGTGTTTCAGCGCACCAATGTGGATCGGCCGCGATCGCTCACCGGCAACGTGGGAAACCCTGTAGTGACGCTGCAGTTGACCACCTACGGCACGTCGTACACCTCGGTAAAGTCGATTGCCCGGGCGGTTCGCCTGGCTGTGGACAACTGGACCGGCACGACGGCCAGCGTGACCATTCAACGGACAACGCTCACCGGGGAATCTGACGGCGTGGAAATGCCGCAGGACGACCAGATGTTGCCGTACTACAGCGTGCAACAGTCGTTTGAGTTTCGCATCAACGAGGCGACGTAATGGCTGACGGCGTACGATTTGGACTCAATACCACGCTGAAGGACGCCAAGTGGGTGCGGGGTGGGGTGCTGCAGCAAACCGTAAAGCTCACGCCTGAAGAAGTGCGTGTGGCCGTGTTAAACAGCATGCAGCCCGGGCTGATGGCGTTACAGCGCAACGTGCAGCAAGTGCGAGCCAAAACAGGCAGGCTTAGGCGTTCCCCGGCGATCGTCACCCGCAAGTACGGCAAGGCTCCGTTTTTCACGATTGTCGGCCTTGTCGGATACCGTTCTGGCGTCGCGCCGCACGCCATCTCCATCGAAAGAGGAACGCCGCCACGTTTCAATCGCGGAAAAGTGACGGCCCGCCGTTTTGCCTGGAGTGCATTTTTCCAAAACCGGGAAATCATGGAACAGGCGCTGAAATCGCAGCTGGAAGCCTTGGTTCAAAAAGCAGTAGGCAAGGCACTCTAACTGCAAGGATTTGGCGTCTGTCGCCTAATTTGACAGTAGGGCGTGCCGCCCGCAATCCATTAGGAGAACTTCTACATGGCTACCGATTCTCAGGGCTCTACGTTTGCCTTTGGCGGCTCCACCTACACCGTGACCAGCGTCACCGTGACGCCCGGCGGCGACCTGCTCGACCAGTCGCACATGGGCCAGGCCAGCGGGGCCAACCGTCTCTACCAGGCACCGGCGCTGAAGGACAACGAGATCAGCGTGGAGGCTTTAGGCACGACCATCGTGCAAATCGGCACTTCTGGTTCGCTGTCGTTTGCTTCGGTGACGTACACGGCAACGGTGTCCAGCTCGAGCGTGGCCTACAGCGTCGGCGAACTCGTCAAGCAAAGCCTCACATTCAAGGTAGCGTGAGCCGGGGAGGCCGGCGTGGCGAACGTTTCGCAAGGCACGACGATTACGTGGGGCAGCGTCACGCTCGGCGAAGTGGTTTCCGTGTCTGTGGACGGTGTTTCTGCTGACACCGTCGAAACCACGGCACGCACGGCCACCAGCCGCTACAAGGTGTTCAGCCGCTCTGACACCGACTTGGGCACCGTTCAGGTGACGGTGCGCGGCACCAACGGCATGACCGTTACCAACGTGGGTTTGACGAACACGTTATCTATCACTGGTCCCGCCGCTTCGTGGTCGTTTAATTCTGCGTTGTTTGAGAACCTGTCGTGGCAGGCAAGCGTCGGCGAGCTGCAGACGTATTCCGTAACCTTCAAACTCATAGGGTGACGTATGGCATTGACCAAAGACCAGATTCTAGCCGCCGACGACATGGGGCTGCTCAAACTGCATGTCCCAGAATGGGGAGGCGACGTGTTCATCAGAGTGATGACCGTGGGTGAGCGTGATGCCTATGAAAATGAATGGCAACGCAAAAAAGAAACCGGCGTGGACGATTTCCGCACAAAGTTTCTTGTTCGATGCCTAGTAGATGAGAAGGGGCGGCGGCTGTTTGACAACGGCGACGTGACCAAGCTGGCCGAGAAATCGGCTCGCGTCATGAATCGGGTGTGGATGGCCGCCATGGAGCACAACAACCTTTCCGACCAGTCAATTGAGGAACTGGCAAAAAACTCCGAGCCCGGCCTGACGGCCGGATCTTCATGATTCGTTTGTGTTTGGCAACCGGCTGGACGTTGGAGTACGTCGAATCGCTGCCGCTCACCACCTACAAGGAATTTTTGGCATTTGACCGATACGTGGAGCCAATTGGCAGGCAATGGGAGCAAACCGCCACAATTGCCGCTTTGACGATTGCACCACACGTTAAAGGGAGAACGCCGAAGCCCGCCGACTTTATCCCGGTGCGTAAACCACCAATGAGCGCCGAAGAAATCGCCGCTGAACTTTCAAAACTGAACCTTTCAAGCAATGGCCAAAGTTGACCTCGCATTTCAGTTGACGGCAAACGCCAGCGGCATGGCTGCCGGCGTTGCCAAAGCGGACAAGGAACTGTCCAAGGTTGGGGCCAGCGCACGCGCCACGTCTGCGGAATTTCGCCAAGCGGCGAAAATCACGCAGGAACTGAAAACGCCGGCCGAGAAATACGCCGACACTGTCGCCAAGCTCGACAGTTTCATGCAAAGGGGGCTGGTCACACAAGAAATCTACAACCGGGCTTTGGCCAAGGCTGACGCCGAATTGAAGGCCGCCACCTCGAGCATGGAGGAGCTTGGCCGCAGGGCCAGCTTGGCGGAACGAATCCTGAACGGCACCACGGGTGCAATTCGCGGCGTGGGCGACGCCACAAAATCAGTCGCAGATGCTGGCGTCAGCGTCATCAAATTTGGCAAGGACGTTGCCTGGACCTACCTGCAATGGAAAGTCTTTCAGGCCGTTCGCAGCCCGGCTGGCCTGAAAGATTTTGCCATTGGTGCATTGAAAGCCACTATGGCTGCTCGCACCATGATTCTGGCCGCCAAAGCCCTTGGCATTGGCTTGGCTATTGGCGGTGGCGCTGCGGGAACGGCAGCTGCGGCGATTCTTGGTTTAACCAATCCGCTAATTGGAGGCGCTCTTCTAACGCTGAACCTCAGCCGTGCGTTTCTTGCTGCCAAGGAACGTGCGTTTGAGATGGCCGCCGCCATAACCAGCGGCACAAAGACCGTGCAGCAGCTCAACGCAGAGCTAGGAAAAGTGCAGGCTCAACAGATTGACAACCTTGCTTTTGCCGTTGAAGAACTGGACGCAGCCGGGCAGCGGTCGGAGAAAGCGTTCGCTGGATTCTCGGACGTATTTGTGACTCCGTTCATTGGCGCTTTTGCGGCCATTCAATCCGGCCTGGCAGGTCTTACGGACGGCATGTCCAGCACGATTGAGGGCATCACGTCCATTATCTCGCCAATTGCCGAGGTGCTGCAGCCGATTTTCACATTGGTCGGAACCGTCGTTGAAGGCGTCATGAAACTGGCAGGCGTATTGCTCGACTTGTTTGGCGTTGTGCTGAAGGTCGCTGGGGCGTTTATTCGCACGCTGCTTTCGCCCGTCATCGTCGGATGGACGAACCTTGTGGAAACAATTCGAGCCGGCATGAATGCTGCGTTTGATTTCATCGGGGAACGGATCGACTGGGCGAGCAAGAAGATTCAGGACTTCTACGCCTTCATGGCCAAGGTGCCTGTGATTGGCGGCGCGTTTGCGGCAGGGCCAGAAGCGGCAAACGCAGCGGGCGCTCAAGCCGGGCCAGCAGCCGGCGCGGCCGAAATGTCCCAAGAGCAACTAGACCTAGAGCTGCAGATTTACAACGCACGCAAGGCCAACGAAGAGGCCATAGCAGACGCAAGCAAAAAAGCGGCCGACGAAAAGCTGGCCACGGAGATGGACATTTACCAAGCCCGGAAGGCAAACGAAGAAGCGCTGGCGGCGGCTCGTAAAAAAGAAGAACAAGAGCAGTTCGATTTTCAAATGCAGTTATTTGCTGCGCAGAGGGAAAACGAACAGAAGCTGCGAGACGCCGAAGCGAAACGAGCAGAAGAAGCGGCAAAAATTCAAGAAAAGGCTGTAGAAAAACAGGCAGAGATTGCCAATGTTGAATCCGAGCGTGCAGCAGCCCTCGGCGGCAAGTCCAACGAGGCCCTCAAGGCCAACGACATCCGCTCGAGCGAGGGCATGTCGCAGTTCCTCGCCTTGGCCACGGGCCGTGAAGATCCCGCCATTGCCGAGTACCGCAAGCAGACGATGAAGCTGGACGAACTCAAAGCGGAGCTGCGGGCGCTCAACGCCCAGGCCGTGGACATCCTTGGAGCTGCTGCGTAATGGGAATCGTCCGCGTGAGCGAGCTACCCACCGTGTCAGCGTCTCGCAAATTCGGCGAGCCACCCACGTTTCAACGCAAGTGGGTTGTGGAGGTGGACACTCCGACCACCTCGCAAACGGAAATTAGCAACGCATGCGGCGTGCAGTTTCTCCAGGGCCATCCGGAGGCGTACTACTGCCTTGCCATGAACGTGGCCGTGGGCAACTACAACGGCTCACGCTGGCACTACGAGGTGACGTGGGACTACGAACTTCCCAAGCAGGCCAACGTTGATCCCAACCCGCTGGCTCGGGCCGACATCTGGAAGTGGACAACAGGCGGACTCAGCGTTCCGGCGCTCTACTACTACGACACGGGCGACGTGATAAAGGTGCTGCAAAACACCGCAGGTGATTTCTTTGAGGGTGCCACCACCGACATCTCGACGCTGCAGGCGTCCATCAGCGGCAACCGGCCTAACTTCGATTACGCGCGCGCGACGCTCGTCACCAACACCGTAAACCAAGACGGCTATTTGGGAGGCGCTCCCGGCACGTGGAAGTGCTCGGGCATCTCTGGCCAGCCGGCCGTTGAAGTGGTCAACGAAGTGGAAATCCGGTATTGGCAAATCGAAGTCTCGCTCGAGTACCGCCCCGACAAGTGGACCCTGCAACTTCCCAACGTCGGGTGGAACTACCTGGACGGCAGCACGAAAAAGCGCGTTTACGTGATTGACGCCGACAGCGGAGACAGGGTGCCATCATCCAACCCGCAACCGCTCACGTCTGGCGGCGGCATCAAGACCGGCGCTCCCGACATCATCGAACGCCGCGTGCACCGCCAGGTCGCATTCAACTCGTATTTCGGCACACCACCATCGTAAGGATTCGCCATGCCAGACATCGTCTACACCATCACCGGCAACATAACCAAGGACCAGCTGACGCAGGCGTTCTCTGCGGCTGGCGTCACAACCTCAATGAACGCCACGGGCATGACTACGCTCACGCTCACGCCCGGCACGAACGCAGCGGGCACGTCTGCGATCAGCACGGCGTCGTTGTCCACCGTGGGCGTGTTCTTTGCTCGCAACCTATCCACGGTACAGACGGCGTCTGTGTCGTTCGGGCAGCTGTCAGCTGGGGCAATGGTGCCCACCGTATCGCTGCTCGGCGGTGAGGCTGCCGTTGGCCGCCTGGCGGCTGGCAGCTACGCCTGCCAGTCAAACCTAACCGGCACCAAACTGGTCATTACGATCGTCGAGGGCTGACGTGGGCAGCCAGAAGGCGAACAGCGGACCGCAGGCGGCTGGCAACCAGTACGTCAAATTCACGCGCCAATCGGCGCAGCGGATTGCCGATGCCGTACGCACGGTGGAGGGCGGCAACCGGGAACAGCCTGGGCTAACGTTTGACCACCCGCTGCCGGGTGGCGCAAAAGTTTTCCGCGTCTGCACCTTTACCGGCGCGTGGTCGATCGGTGCCACAAAAACGGTGACGTTCAAGAACCAGACCAACACGCCAAACACGGCGGTAGCGGTGAATCTGTTCTTCCCGCTCTCTGCTGCGACCAACGCGACTACGGACTGTGCCATCGCCAAGGACGGCACGGCCTGGTTTCTGATCGACGTGCCGTTTGAGACGGCGACGGCGGTTTTTGTTAGAGCAACATCATCTACGGCAGTAATGACAGACGTGACGCTGTCGGCTTCGCTCAACACGTCTGCCTGCACTATCAGCATCGGGAAGACGCTCGTGACAACTTCGGTCACGATTGTGTCTTCCACGTTTACTTCCACGTTCGTTCGGTTCAAGGCGTAACCATGGCATGTTGTTGTGGTGGTGGTGGTGGCGTGTGCACATGCAGCAACGCATACGTACACATAAAGCCGCCGCTAATCTATCCAGGCGCGCGCGCAGTGCGGACAATCACTTGGTGTACTGCAAATGCCTTCATCGTTAATGGTGTTTGCGATGAGTTTGGCACCCCGCAGAATTTTGAATCCGGCTATCTGGTTGGCTCGTGCATGGGCGGCGGATGGAGAGTTTATACTCTGCAGGGATATCCAGTTAGAGGCACCAATACTCTCAGGCATTACAAATACCTTGATTCCAACGAAATAGCGAAAGGGTCCAGCACCAACTGCGCGAACAAAACAAGTATCTTCAGCACAGATGGAATGGAAAATTTGGGCGATTGTTTCTACGCATTCCCGACCGGCGACATTACGCTGACCCGTAGCGATTTTGTAGTCACCTATGACGAAACCGACGCAGGCACTACTTACAAGTGCGACGTGAATCCAGACGATGATCCTATTTTTCCAGAGTGGATAAAGCTCTCAGCAAATCCGCTTCCATGACCACATGCCACAGAAAATACTTAGAGGCAAGATGCCGCGAGCGTGGCTACACGCTTGAAGCGGTGATGCCGTGCGTCATCGCGCAAGACGGCGACCAATGGACGATTGACGTTAACCATGCAGCATATCCGCAGGAGCCGAAAATAGGTTTCGAGCCGCCGCCACCCGGCCCACCAGAGCCCTCGCACGGCCCAGGCACCGAACTAAAATCCCTCCTCGCCGGCTGGCCCTTTCGCATCGTCGCCACGCCCGACTGCAAATGCACATCCCGCGCCGCCTACATGGACGCCAAGGGCTGCGACTGGTGCGATTCTCCAGAAGGCATGACCGAGATCATGGGCTTTTTGCGCGAGGCTGCCGAGGAGCGCGGCCTGCCATTCCTTGACGTGGCTGGCAGGATGCTTGTCAGGCGGGCGATTGCCAACGCCCGCAAAGCGGAGGCCCGCCGTGCCAAAGAAGCCCAAGCAGCAGCCGCAGCCGAAGGCCCAGCGGCCTAATCTCGCCGAGCTCGACTTCGATGATGAAGAGGCTACGGGCCTCGGCATCCTGGACGATGACGGCAACATGATTCTGCGGCGCGGTGCCGCCAAGCGGAAGCCGAAGGCCAAGGCACGGAGGAAAAAGCATGGGCGGTGACCCGATCACCGAGATGTCGCGGCGTCTCGCCCGCATGCACCCAGACGCCCCGTGCCAGACTCTCGCACGCCGGCTCGTCAAAGAGTGCAACGGTGCGATCACGCTGCACCAGGCCCGCATGCGGATGCAGCGGCAGTTCGGGCAGCACGGCAAGCTGCACCGAAAGAAAATAAAAGCCGTGGCACCTCGAGCAGCTCGCAAGGCTGGCGTGCAGATGCCGATGCCAAAGAGCGTGGCCGAGTCGTGGAGTCCGTACGTGCTCAACGTGCGTGGCTCGGTGGGAATCCTATCCGACGTGCACGTACCGTATCACTCGGAAATCGCCGTGGCTGCGGCTGTCGGCTGTCTGCGGCGGCAAGAGTTGGCGGCGTTGCTCTTGAACGGCGACATCGCCGACTTCTACAGCATCAGTCGGTACATGAAAGACCCGAAACAAAGAGACTTCAAATCGGAGTTGGAGTCTGTGCGTGACTTTCTGGCGTATTTACGGGCTGAGTTTCCCAGCATTCCGATCATCTACAAACTCGGAAACCATGAAGAGCGCTGGCAGCATTGGCTGTTTCAGCACGCCGCCGAAATCTCTGACGATCCACGAATGAGCCTGCACGCTTGGCTGAACCTGGGCGAGCAGAACATCGAGCTGGTCGAAGACCAGCGCCCGGTGATGCTGGGAAAACTTCCTGTCTTCCACGGGCACGAGCTGCCGCGTGGAATGGCGGCTCCGGTCAACGCAGCCCGTGGTGTGTGGATGCGGCTGAAGGGCACTGGCTTGGTCGGCCACCATCACCGCTCGAGCAACCACACCGAATCCGATTGGAAGCACAGAGAGACAGCCGCATGGTCTGTCGGCTGCCTGTGCGATCTCACGCCTGAGTATTCGCGCGTGAACTCGTGGAACCATGGGTGCGCTGTTGTCGCCGTTCACGAAGGCGGGGCATTCGACGTGCATAACTTTCGCATCATGGCGGACGGCACCGTGCGTTCCGCTTGACGCGCGCCGCATGCTGGCTGCTCACCTCTACCGAAAGGGCACAGATGACCGCAGCACTCTTGGACAAAGCCAACGAAGACCTACGCCACGCAGTTGAGCAGCGACGCGCCGCTCAGGACGCAGGCGTGCCACATAAGCATTGGTATGAGCAGATGCAGGCGAAAGGCGGAGCGACGGCGGATGACATAATTCAGCGCTTTGCTGGCGAGCCAGCACGCCACCCGAGCAGCGCCGCATTCGTGCGACTGCTCAACGAGATGCAGCAGCTCCACGAATCCAAGAGCGCCGACTACGGGAGCGAGGAAGACCCGCTGGCCAACATTCGCCAAGGGGCCGATTTCGTGTGCATTGAGCCGTGGCGTGGGTGCATGGTGCGCATTGCCGACAAGGTCCAGCGATTGCGGACGTACTGCCGCACGGGCCGCCTGGTGCACGAAGGCGTGATCGACACGCTGAAGGATCTGGCGGCCTATAGCTTGTTGGCGATCGTCTTATTTGAAGAGGGGCGCGATGGCTGAGCCACTGACGCTGGAATACATGACGAAGGCTGAGCGTGACGCCCGCAAGTTCTCGGGCTGCTGGGACCAGGGCACGAGCGGCACGCTGGCGGCCCACGTCATGCGGCTGCTGGCCGAGATCGCCAGGCTGAACGGCGAGCTGGCCGTGCAGCGGGCGCGATACGAGGAGCAGATCTACCACTCGGCGTCTTGGTATCCGTGAGCCGGGCGGCGGGTTGAGGCATCGCAGGGGTTCCCTCCCTTTCCCCCGCGCTGCCTCCCCGCTTGCCCGGTTTATCCGATGTCGAGTGGCGGCATCACGTCAACGCTGCTCTGCTCGCTGGGGCAGATGGCTGAGTCGACGTATCGCTCTTGCAGCTTCGGGTCGCTGTGATCCAGCACCTGAGTGGCTGCGGCCGTTCCGCCGACCAAGGCAGCGTAGGAGGCCCGCGTCCGCCGCAGCCCGTGAAAGCCTCTGTATTTCACGTCGGCCAGCCGGCAGAGCAGTTTGAGGCTTGTCCACAGGCTGGCTGTCTGCCTGTCCCATGGCCACACCAGTTCGTCCGGCTTGCCCTCTCGAGACGCCAGCATGTCAGCCAGCTGCTGGGTGAAGTCCCGCTCGATGTCGTGCGTGCGGCCTTTCCTGGTGTCGCCGAGAAACCGGACGCGCCGCCGCACCAGATCCACCTCACGCCACCGTAGGGCGAGCAGGGCCGACAGGCGCTCTCCCGAGCAGTACGCCATGTAGATGAGCGTAGACCACCACCAGCACGACGGCTTGCCACCTGTGCGGCCCTTGCGGAGCATCGCCCGCCTAACAAGTTTGGCCACGTCGTCGCTGGTGTAGGCCCGGCCAGTTGGCAGGCTTTTGGCCACCTTGATGCGTGGCAGCTCTGGAAATTCTGCCGCCCACCGTTTGCGAGCTGCCAAGTTCCAGACTGCCTGAAGCATCACCTTGTCTTTCTGCACCGTCGCAGGCCGCACCTGCTTTCCACGGCACGACTGCGTGGCACGGGCTCTGAGGTAGCGACTGATGACCAGGTCATCCAAGTCGGCCACGGTTGGCTCGTGTCCTAGAAACGCTCGCAGGCGTTCCAGGAGCATGCCGTACAGCCTCATGGTCTTTGCGTCGAGGTTCCGCAGATCGCCGTATCGTTCAAACAGTTCCGCCAACTTCATAGGTTCCATGCTGCCTCTCCTTTGGTGCGTGAGTGTACACCAGTATACAACTCTGTAAGGGGAGCCGCCTCCACTCAAACATTGACCTTTGCCAACCGATCGTATGGGCGGTCGGAGGGCTGGGGCAAATTGGGCGGGTTTGACTTGTCTACCGCTGGCGGTAGAGTAGGAGCATGGTTTCAATGACACCTGACGGGAAGTGGTGCAGCGTCGAGGAGGCGGTCGAGATCGCCGGCTGCACAGACGGGCTTATCCGGCTGCGCCTGAGGGAAGGGCGGCTGGCTGGCTTCAAGGCCAACGAGCGGGCGTGGATGGTGAGCGTGGAGGGCTGCAAAGCCATGCGGTCGGAGCTCGCCCCGCACTCAAACGTCAGGAAGGCCGAGGCGGAATCCCAGGCGTCCGCCGCCAAAGCCAAGGGCAAGCGGCGGAAAGCCCGCTAACTCCCGGCGTTTTCCGGGTTCCAAAAAAATCTTTCATGCCCTGTTGACATCTTTACCGATACCGGTAAACTATGGGCATGACGCGGGCGATTGAGACCCGCAGACGCTAACTGGGAGACGAAACGATGAACGCTGCAACGCTCAAGGGGATTCGGATGGTTGCCGACAAGATGGCTACTGGTGGCTGCTCGATCAAGGCTGGCGACGAGATTCGCACCAAGAACGGTGGCGGCCACTACGTTGTCCGCAGCGTTGAGTGGGCACAGATCATCGGCGAGTATGTCCTGACCGTCAGCCCTGACTTCCGCACCATTGGCAAGGGGATCGACAAGGCGACGATCCGTTTGCCGCTCAGCTGCTTCGCTGCCTAAATGAGCACGCCCGGCGGCAATCACGCCGCCGGGCACACCCCACAGGACACGCCATGACCACCTACCGCATCATCACGATCAAAGACCCCCGCACCCCTGGCTTCCGCTGGTGGGAGATCGAGGCCCGCGACGCCGCTACCGGCCAGACCGAGACGGTCGCCGTCTGCGACACGAAGGACGAAGCCCGCGACACCCTGCGAGCCATGGAGGCCGCCCAATGAACCGCTACTGGAACACCGCCCTGCACTCGCTGCTTTGCGTGCGGCTGGGCCAAGAGCTCGGCACGACCAGCGAACTGGCCCAGGCGGTCGCCCATTCCATCGACTTTGTTCTTGGCACCCTTGCCAGATTTCTTGGTTGACTGGTTTACCGCTATCGGTATTCTATGCACCACATTACCGATACCGGCAGAAACGCCAACCAGTGTACAGAAGTTTGAGTCCCCTCATTTTGACGATCTGCTCCCTTGACTCTGGCCTATACGGCCGTACATTACGCCACCCATACGAAAGGAAATCGCCATGAACGCAGACGCACATCACGCCGAATACCTCGCCGCTGCCGCCGCCATCCACGAACAGACGCCACGCACTCGATGCCAAGAGCCCGCCGTTGGCGACTTTATTTCTGGAGTCACTGAGGGCCGCCCCTGGAGCGGCCACGTCGAGTGGGTTGAGCGCGGGTTCGCCTGCGTCAACGTCGGCGGCGCTTGGGTGAGCGTGCCGCTCTACGACATCACGCATTAGGAGCCCGGTGGAACCGGGATTGCCAAGGAAGGGACTCTGCCGCCGAGCCAGGATGGGGAAGCGGCTTTCACATCACGCAAGAAAGGGACGCGAGATGACCACGACGATTGCAAACACGCAGGACCGCAAGAGCATCCTGCTCTCGATGGCTACGAAATTTGGTATGGAGCCCGCTGCCTTCGAGCAGACGGTGCGGGCTACCTGCGGGTGCGACAAGGCGACAAAGGAGCAGTTCGCTGCCTTTCTCCTGGTCGCAAACGAGTACGGGCTGAACCCCGTGACGAAGGAGATCTACGCTTTCCCGACTCGGGGCGGCGGCATCCAGCCCATTGTTGGAATCGACGGTTGGATGACCATGGCCAACAACCACCCGGCCTACGACGGCATCACGTTCGTGGATCGGCTGAGCGATGACGGGCAGCTGCTTGCCATCACGGCCCAGGTGCACCGCAAGGACCGCAGCCACCCGGTGGAAGTCACGGAGTACCTGACCGAGTGCCGCCAGGGCACGGAGCCGTGGAAGAAGTGGCCCGCCCGCATGTTGCGGCACAAGGCGGCCATTCAGGCGATCCGCTACGCCTTCGGCTTCAGCGGAATCGTTGACCCAGACGAGGCTGACCGCATGCGGCCCAGCGTCAACGTGGCCGTGAACGTCCAGCAGGCCCGACAGCAGGTGGCCCGCATCGCCCACACGGTCGAGGCCGAGGACACCGACGTGGAGCACTTCGACGCAGCCGAGATCGCAGCGGAGGCCCGCGCATGAGCACGCCCATTGAGTTCAGCCAAGACCGTGAGCGGAACCGCCGCCTGTGGAACCAGTACCTGGCGGACATCGACGCCGAGATCCGTGAGGAGCAAGCCGCCAAGGCGACGTTTACCACGGACATTGGCAAGGCGATCGAGACGCCGCTGGTTATCAAGCCCGGCTCGCAGCACGCTCGAGCGGCTGCGGAAGCAGGGCGCGAGGACGAGTACAGCAACCGCATGAAGGCCCGCTACGGCGGCGAATGGTGAATCACAGCCGGCACACCCTTGCTTGCGGCTTGCATCGGGGCCGCATGGGTCGCCTACCGGGAGTGGCGAGTAACCACCGGCGCAGCCCAGCGAAACGGGCCAATACACACGGGAAGGATTCCTATGAGCACTGAAGTCACGCTGAGCTGGCACGAGGCCGCGATGGCAAGCCACGTCGGCTGGATGCGTCAGCTGTCTGCCGTAAAGGCTGGCAAGCAAGACTGCCACGGCTACGACGGCGAAGGCTGGAGTGAGCACATCGAAGGTGCCTGCGGCGAGATGGCGGTAGCCAAGCTGCTTGGCATCTTTTGGGATGGCAGCGTGAACACGTGGAAGGCCCACGACCTGCCGGGCCTGCAGATCCGCACTCGCAGCCGCCACGACTTCGACTTGATCGTGCGTCCGCACGACGACGACCAGGCGTGCTGGGTGCTCGTTACTGGCCGGTGCCCGGAGTACCGCGTGCATGGCTGGATCAGCGGCGCCGACGCAAAGCGTCCTGAGTTTCTAAAGACGTACGGCGGCAGGCCGGCAGCGTACTTCGTGCCAGCGGCAGAGCTGCACGGCGTGGATGAATTGAGAACAACGGCCGCGTCGCGTTGACGCTGCCGTGGATGGTGAAAGGACATAAAAGCAAAGGAGATGAAATATGGCCACAGCAATTTCTGCATTGATTGAAACTTACATGACAACCATGACGCCGGAAGAGTGGGCTAATGTTCCTGACAACCCTAGGCAGAGGGACACGGATCGACGGGCGAAAACCGCAAAGCACCTACACACGCTTGAGGCGGCACACACGCTAGTTCACATGGCCGAATGGGACACTGGCAGGTGCAAGCTTGAAGGGCACACTCGCGGCAAGGTGTGGACAGACATGCCAGAAATCGCACCGGAGTCAGTTGAGGTGCGTGTTTATATCGTGCGAGATGAAGAAGAAGCCAAGCGATTGTACGGTCAGTTCAACAGCAAGGAGGAAGTGGAAAACGTCACAGACAGGCTTTTTGGGGCTCTTCGAGAGCACGGCATAACCGCCGAATCTTCGCTGGTGGCAGGCTGTCGTTTTACTAATGCAGTTCGCACTGCCCACAGCTACGCGACCAACGCGAATGTGCCGACCGGAGGAAAAAAGCCGCCGGTCCACGACGGCGTTGGCTTTTTTCGTGAAGAGATCATTGCGCTTGATCGGCTGAACTTATCAAAGGACAAGGCCATTGGCTGCGCAATTTGTTGCTTCTTGTTGGCTCGCAAAAAGCACGGCAAGGCAATTGACGAGTTTTTTACTCGCTACAAGGAAAACGCCGGCATGAAGCTTGGCAGAACCCAAGACTGCGTGCAGATGTTTTCTAATGCCATCGATGAAAACAGAAAGCAGTCTGGGGGAGGATTCACACACTTCCATGATGCTGTGTGTATCGGCTTGGGTTGCATTGACAGGTGGGTAAAAGATGACCGCACCATGCTTAGTCGCTCACCAAAATGCGACCCGTTTCGATACTTGGACTGACCGACGCCGCCCTCGTGATAGGCACGAAGCCGCTTCGACGCGGCGGGGCGGAATGGAAAGGAATCATTCGTGGCACGCAAGCCTGATAGCCTCCACGTCCTGCCGCTTTTCTGCGACGACCTCATCGCATCGTGCGTCGATATGACGCCGGCCTGCTTCGGCGCGTACATGCGACTGCTGTGCTACGCCTGGACCCGTGGCGGCATCCCAGACAGCGAGGCGGCGTGCACACGCATCACTGGCGGCCTAGAGCCAGGCGACTGGCAGACGATCCGTGAGCGGCTTGTGCAGTTGGATGACGGCAGGCTTACGCATCAGCGGCTTGAGCTCGAGCGTGTGGCCGTCGCCGAGATCCGGCAGAAGCGGTCTGAGGCTGGCCGAAAGGGCGGCAGACCAAAAGCAAACGAAAAGCAAAACGAAAGCAAAACTAAAGCCCCTTATCCTTCCCCTAGCCTTCCCTTAGAAGACAAAACACACACACACGGAGACGGCGACGAATTCCGACAGCCAGGATGGGCAGCCACTGAATGGCAGCGGTTCGTTGACGTTTGGAACTCGACAGAGAAGGCTCAGCCTTGGCCTGGCCTGATGGCTCCCGATGGCTGGGTGAATAACGCTGCCTATCCGGCCTGGCTGGAGAAGGCGTACCAGGCCATGGCCCGCCTGCCTCAGTGTCACTTCTTTGACACGCCGCTGGCTGTCACACGGTTCTTCACGTACGTGGACCGCATTCTGGCCGGCGAGTTTGACAACGCCAAGCAAGATCGAAGCAGAGCCAGGCAGCCAATAGGAGGGAACCTATGAGGACGTGGGATCAGAACAAGCAGGCCATGAATCAGCTCTGGCCACAGTGCCAATGGAGCGACGAGGAGCGCCGGTTGCTGAACGACGACCTTTCGGCACTCGACCAAGACGTGCTGTACGACTCACTGCGAAACGTAAAGCGTACGCGCGAGACGTTGTATCCGCAGCTCAAGTGGATCATGGACGAGTATCGCCACCTTTACCGCATGAAGCAGTTCCTGCTTAAGCCTGCGCCTGGAACAAACGAACCAAGGAAGCCTGTGAAAATTTGCAAAGAGTCGGACGCACGCATTGGCGCGGAACTGCGTGACGTAATTCAGGCCGCAACGCCTGCAGAAAAGCAAGACATTATCGACCTGATAGCAGACAAGGCCGCGTCATTGCAGGTTGAAATGCAGACGGCGTATCGGCTTGTTCGCTATCTGCTCGAGCGGCTGGGACTGGCTGGAGGAAACGTTTACGGAGACGCAACATGACCACGCAAACACCACGTCCGCTGACAGACAAGCAACGCCAGGTGCTCGAGTTCATCCGCGCGAACTCTGGCATGTACGGCCCCGCCGTACGTGAGATTGCAGCCGAGTTCGGCATCCGCTCGCCAAACGGCGTAGTGGCCCACCTGAATGCGTTGGAGAAGAAGGGCTACATCCGGCGTCGCCCGAAGGTGACACGTGGAATTGAGGTGGTGGCATGAGCGACAACCCGTACCCACCGCCGGCACCAAGCGTGCTCGTGCATATGCTTCGCATCCACGCATGGGCTGACAGCATCGACGACGACTCGCGGATGTACCACGAGTGGTGCGCCGACACCATCGAGCAGCTGCTGCGTCACAACGGCCGCCTGGTGGCCCGCAACGAGCGGCTGGAGCTCGACTACGAGCTGATGCGAAGGGCC